GGGTTACCTCTCCCTACGGCTGCCCTGCCGTTTTGGGCTTAGAATTTCCGAGCTCAACTCCCGACCGTGAGAAAGTAGTGTATACTCCTCAGCGAGGTCTAAGACGTCGTCGATAGCAATCACCCCGGTGTTGCTGTTTTCGATCGAGATCTTGCAGAGTTGTGTCGCTGCTTTTGGTGATATTGGTGCAGTATCCGCTGCCTTCCTGAACTGCCGCATGAACCGACGGACTTTCCCAGAGAGATTGGGTATCTCCCTGGCTTGTCCCCATGTCGGTGAGGCAGTGTGGTTCAGCTTGGCAACGCGTCTCCTGAATGACATCGGCTTGACGGCTGGGGGAGCACTTGGGTGTTCCCCCTGGACGAGCCGTCTGACACGATCCTCGCACTCCAACGCCACCGCCGCATCTAGCCGTGTGATGTACTTAACTCCGCTCTTCCGCTCATGATCCTGGATCTTTGCGGACTCGAGGTCGAGTCTCCACGGCTTTGGCTTCTGCTGACAGAAGCTAACGGCACCGTGCGTTAGGACGAAGAGGACTTGCCTGACTGGCGAGCCAAAGCCGTTTCCTCCCGTGTTCAGGGGTCCTGACAGCTTAGAGTACCTACTCCCAATCCTGCGTCTAGTTACGCGGGCAAGGTTGAGCAAAGGTCTCGAGGTGCACTTGTAGTTCCGCAGTGCGTGTGCGACTTCCAATGGATGATGGCTCTTTTGAGCTTTCTCCTTGGAACCCGCCGCCTCTGCGATGTGGCCACAGTCCCTCGACTCAGCTGTCCGTTCCCCTGTGCGGCAGATCAACAATTCGCAGAAGACCCCTTGTTCACCGTAGAAGGACTTCGATGTGTTGATCCTCATGCCTAGCTGCGTGAGGAACCACTCGTATTTGTCCACTTCGGTTGGGGTCCAGATTGCGATAAGATCATCGCCGCATACGCGGAAGGAACCGATGTCGTCAGATGCGTACATGCCGGCTGCTATGTTCAGTAGACTGAGTACGATCCACGAGGGCCCTAGGCCCATGTGGATACCCCGCTTCGTTGACTCGAATGACCCAGCGACATCAGTCCAGAGGTAAGGGTCTTCCTCGTCATCCCCGTAGTCCGTCTCGCTGCTCTCCTCACTTCCCACGATGATGGACTCGTCTTCGTCGATGCACGTGTGCTCGGCGTTGTTCTTGTCCAGAGTGGGAGGAGGGGTTGAGAGCTCAGAGATGAGCGCATGGGGCCCGAGGAGGATTTGCGAAATCTCGTCCCACTTTTTGGCCCTCTCTTCGGAGAAGACCTTGTGGTTAACGAGCTTCGCAACCTTTCTGGCAGTGCTGTGGTGGATCCAGTCCGTCGCGGCGGAAAGGTCTGCTGAATACAGCTTGGCAGCGGTACCCCGAGTGGAGTGCTTGCGTCTCAGCTTGACTCCCTCACCTCGCAGCGTTTGGCGGCTTGGCACCAGCCTCTTTAGGACGGGCAGCCAGTTTTGAGTGAGTCTACGACTGATCCAGACTTCGTCTGCTTCATGGGTCGACGCCAGTCGTACTTTGCCTCCCATTTCAGGGAGTGCGACCGGG